AGATTCTATTTTACCCTTGTACATTCTAGGAGCAACGATGCTATAATTCATTTTAACCTTCGTATAATCACTTTTAGGTCTCATCATGTTGCTAGCTAAGTTCCATCTTAACATTTGTTTAGTGCCTAAAACCATAGCACCTTCAAATAAAACTTCTATTTGTTTAGATAATTTACCAAATCTTTCTTCTAGTAATTCTGTAGGAGGATTAAACTCATCATCTTTTGCTATTATTTTATGAGCACCTGTTGAAGTTTCTTTTGTTTTATAAACCTCATTCATATATGTTTTATAATTAAAATATAAAACTTGTATTTGGTTTTTATCTTGATTAACTGATTCAGCTAAACTTCTGTTGTAAAAACCTGTAGTTTGATGACCTTGGTTATGTAAAGATTTTAATTCTTGTTCTGTTAAATGAGGAAACTCTTTTACTATTTCATTTATAGGTAGAGTTTTTATTTCACCAAAATAATATATATCTTCAAAATATGGATCTTCAGTATATGAATATACTATATTAGCTGGATCAACATACTCTACTTTAACGCCTTCAGCTTTATTAAAAGTGTTTTTAACACAACCTATACCTAAAACACATAAGTCGTAATTAATTTTTTTACGTAGTAATTCATATCTATTACCCTCTAGTAAAACATTGATAGCTTGCTCTTCTGCAATTTCAACAGCTTGCTTATAATTAAGCTGCATGTGTAACTGTAATTCTTCTTCGTTATCAGGTAAAGGATTAGCATCACTTGATTGTAGGTTTACACCAAAAGCTTCAGCTGCAAACTCATTTAATTCTTGAGATCTCATATCAGCTAATATACCTTCCATGTACTTAGTTCTTTTATCAACTCCGTATGGATCCTGCGTGTACGCTTTTATATCAAACGTTCTTTCTGATATACCATTTACTACTATATCTACAAACTTAGGTATAATAGGCACTGGTTTCCAGTCTAAATTAAGATAAGATAGATCACCATTTATAGATAATTCATCTTTATATTTTTGAATAGCTTGTTCTCCCCTAGCATAAAGTCTAAGTTTATGGAAGTTATTTTGGTTGCTAGCAAATCTATTTGTACCAGAGTCTCTTTTAAACCACTCGCTTTCAATAGCTTTACCTATCTTTAAACCATATTCTAAGGATAACTTCTCTTTGTCGCTTACAACTTGACTAGGAAAATAATTGCTCATGTAAGACTCAGCCATATTATTGTTTTATTAATTTTGAATTATAGCCTTTATTTTTATATTTAGCTATTGTTAAATTTATTTTATCTCTTTGCGCATTTGATCTTGGGTTATACAAATGTCTATTACAAGCCATAATAGCTAAACCACTACTAATTGTTGCATCAAACTTAGTTCTTCTTGTTATATCAAAACCAGCCCAATCATTTAATGTGTTGTTAAACACCATATCACCATATTCACCATCAGCTTTCAAACCCACATGGTCATTTATATACATTTCAATTGCGGCAGCGTGTGCCTGTTTAATATCCTCACTAGAGTTAGGCATTCCACCAACTTCTTTTTCCGCTACAGATAGTTTATTCCAAACTTTATCAGGTCTATTCATTGAATAACCTCTATAACCACGTCTTTTCAAATAATACAATAGACGAGGTTTATTATTCTCAGCGAGTATTGGCATCCCGTAAAAAACTAAAGCCATTAGAACATCCTCAAAGAACATCTCGGATGTCTGAGGTCTAGCTAAGTACTCTAAGAAAAAAGAATTAGCAGGAGCATCTTCCATACTAAACTTTGTTAATCCATGTAAAGCTCCTTTAGAACCTTTACCATCAACTGTACCTGATATATCGTAGCTATCACAACCAAAAGCGCCCATATGTTCATTACCAGGATATTTTAAACCGTTTTTAACTACTTGTTTATTTTGTAAATGAGATGGTGGTGTCCAAGATATATTAAACCTACCTTGTTGATTTGGTAAAAACCTAACAGTAGTATCTTTTATACCACCTGCCCACTGGAAATTACCTCTACTATAATTAGCAACCTCTTCATTTATATCTATTTGCTCGTATATTTTTACTAAATTAAATATACTATTTTTAGTTTCATCTCTGAAAGCATGTTCTTCAGTTCTTGGAAACTGTCTATAAAACTCATTTAAAGCATCCTGATCATTCTTTAATCCATCGGCTTCATTTTGCCAATGATCAATAACACCTATGTCTATATAGTCTCCAAATGGTCCCTTAACCTCCTCTGTTGGCGTTTCGAATACAGGTATTCCATTAGAATCAATGAATCCTTCGTAGTTCCATTCCATAGGTATGAACAAACTATATAATCCCGAGCTAGTCTGTCCATTGCGGTTTCTTTTGGTAACGTCTGAATCATAATACAGTTTTTTAAAGTTATCACCTCCTTTGTCTAAAGCGTTTGATGTTGAACCCATCATACACTTACCAATAATCCTACTACCTAACCTTAATGTAGTTTTTGTTACACGCCAGTTATTTAATATGTTGTTTGGTCTTTCCCACTTACCACTTTCATCATGTACTAACAGTTTTAGTTTTTCACCGTCATAACTGTTATCACCTGTATTTTTCCAATCAATAGTTGTATCTAACCCTGTTAATTCCTCAGGTCTATTTTCAGTAGATGTAATATTTCTTCTTGTTAACTTGCTAGCTGGTACTCTATATGCTAGTTCTGTTTTCGGTCGATCCATACCATCTTGAATCGGTTTAAAGAAGAAAGGATAATTAACTGATATTGGTACCACTTTATCAGTAAACATCTTTTTTGCATCTGGACCAGACTTAGATAATATACCAAATCTAGCATCACTAGATATTGTAGCTAAGTTAACTGTCTCACCAGAAGCCATAAACGAAAAACCAGATCGTCTATTTTTAAGATAACACATGCCGTAACATCTATTATCAGCTTTACAAGCTTCCCAAAAAATATAAAATAATCTATTAGCTTCTCTAAAATCTGGATGTCCTACATCAATTTTAGACCACTGAAGATACATATAGTGTGTACCAGTAATGTAAGTAGGTATATCATTATTACTAAACCAGAAACCATTTTCTCTTTTCGTAAACTCATTCTCTATATAACCAATATACTTATTTTTAAAATCCTCTGGGTAATCACGCCAATCAAATATAGTTTTTATTCTATTTAACTCTTTAGGATATTCTGTTACCTGCCAAGTATTATTTCTAAAAACATGTACTTCTTTTGGAACTTTTGGCAAAGCTATATGTAAACCTTGTATGCTATACACATCACCTATTTGCCCTGTTTTACTAATTACAACAACATCATTTTCTTTATTGTAACCATACTTCCAAGCCTTCTTCTTGTTAAGCCTTTTAATTGTATTTGTTTTAATCGGTGTAACAATGCTATATAGTTTTTGCTCGTACATTACTTAGATCTTTTTTCAGCGAATCCACTAAATGTTTGTTTTTTAGTTTCTTCAACCGGTTTTCCATCTATCATGCTTTGCTCAGTCTGTATTCTTGTTAATATTTCAAAAGCATCGAATATAGCTAGTTTCTTTGTTGCTGCTGCATTTTTTAATCTATCAGCAGATATATCATCATCACTATCAACAATTGGCTCTTTAGCAACTTTAACTAACTCCTCTACAGCTTTATAACCAGCTTGGATTATATTCTCTTTCTTCTCCTTGATATTCATATTTAATTGTAATTGCACTTGTTTGAACTCTATATAAACGCTCATCGTTTACTATAAACTCGTATTCACTACGAGGTACGAATCCTACTAAATCACCAGGTTTTAAATTGTTTAAATATTCGTGATTATTAGTATATTTTAAAACACCAACTAGCGGTTGCTCTTTTTCTATACTAAAATTATCAGTAGCGTGTATTGGTTTTACAAAGCAATACTCATCAACTGATTTCCAAGTGTTGTTATTTTTATATAAGTATATTTGATCCAGTTGAACAAAATATTTGTCTTCCTCAAAGTATCCTTTACTATTTTGCTCTACGCCTCTTATATCTTTCCAACGTCTAAAAACATTATGATGAACTATAATTTCATCACCTATGTTTATATTAGTTTGAAATCCTTTAGGTGTAGATAAAACAATAGCGTTTCTATTTACATTTTGATGTGTAAAATTCTCAGTATTTGTAATAAGTGATTTATTACCTATTTTCTTAATATTATTATATCTTGAATTTACTGGTTTAACTACAAAATAATAAAGACCTTGCATTAATATTCTAAGTTGTACTCAACTGCTATAGCCATGTTTTTATTAAAATCTTTCCAAGGTAGAACCTCGTTTCCTTTTTTAATATAAACGCTATACTTATCGTCCTCCTCAACTATACAATCAATGATATGCCCTCCGTAAACCTCTTGATCTACGGAGTAGTGCATAGCTTCATTTTTGTAATCTTTACCGATACTAATCTTTCTTATCAGTCTCATCTTCAGGTATTTCAGATATAGTACCATCAGTTAAATTAACTGAAACTTTACCATATTTCTCTTCAAGATCTTTTTGAATTACTTGTAAATCCATCTGCAAACTTTTTAAAGTATCTAAAGCTACATTTTTTTGCACCTCTAAACCTCCAACTTGCATTTGAGCTTGATTCATTGCGTTTACCTTTTCTTGTACTGATTTCAATTCTTCTTCAGTAATCTTTTTTACATCTTTAGCGATGTCCTCTACTTTTACGTCTTCCATTTTATTTAAATTTAATTGTTATTAATTATTATACGTCTGTATAATCTTTGTAATCATCCGTTGCTTTTAAAGCAGCGTACGCTTGTGTTACTGCGTTTTTAGCGCTAGTATTTTTTGTCATTTCAAATTGACCCCATATTTCTGTAAGCCAATTATTAGGATTAGAATCTCTTTCTGCTTTATCTTTGTAGACTTTGCCAGAAAAATTAGCTGGACTTTTTTCTGTCCAAGTTTTTTCTATAACTGCAGCTGTTTTTAAAGAACCATCTTCATTATAGACAGCAGCTGTTTTTTCAGTAGTTTCTACTATATGCGAAGCGTTATAGTTTACACTGTCTACTTTAATGTAACCTTCAGAAATTTCTATACCTTTAAAGTTATACTTTCCTTGTAATGCCATTTTTTAATTTTTAAATTATTTTCTATGTTTATATTATTACGCTATTTTCACGTTTTTTACTTTTAATATGAAGCAGTTATAGATACTAAGGTATTATTACTACCAAATATATTATTTGAGTACACTTTTCTCCAAGCAACACTGTTAACACTTGTCCACGTACTTGACGCACCTAAGCTTTGTCCATTAACACTTAAAGCGCTCCAACTTTTCTTTGTACTACTAAAATATATATACAAATAATCAGTACCTGATTGATCTTGATAGTACATACCTGTTATTGTTCCACCATTAAAACTAGTATTACTTAAACTACCAGCTGAAACAGGACTAGTTACATAACCTTTAAATACAGTTGAGTAAAAATTACCCCAACCTGTTGTCATTGTTGCTGAATAATCATTACCAGCGGGAACTGTAAAAGATGATACAGATCCATGCGTCATAGTACTACCTTGTCTACATACGGATCTAATTCTATACGTACTATTAGCTGTCAAAGCTACACTGCTTTCCTGTATTGTGTCACCTTGTGGCCCTGTTGTAGTAGTTGTATGACCAACTTTTGTAAACTGACAACCTGTTGAATCATCTAAAATACCATTAACAATAGACGCTACAGGTGTAGAGCTATATCCTTGATTACAATAAACAACGCCATGTTCATTTACTTGACCTGTATTACTTAAGTTTTTAATCTCGCTGTATGTTGTGCCAGCGGCATTAGTAGCCCATGCTCTATAAGCATTCGGAGACGCACCAACGCTACTTATAGTATAACTTACGTTAAATTCCTCATCATCAATACTTGATGTTGTTACAGCACCTATAGAAGGCGTGCCTACTGTTAAACCAGTAATGCTTTCGTTAAAACTACCAGTTGTATTTATTGTACTATCATCTTCATTAACAACAGTAACACCTGATGTGTCTTTGTAAAATTGAGCGGTAGAGTTTGAAGCTGGTAAAACTACAAAGCCTTTAGCTGATATGGTTCCAGTTGTGCTAAAGTTACTTGTTTTACCTTTATCAGTTACATTACCGTACATTTGTATTGACGTCGCGCTAACTTGACCATTACTTGCTGTTATACTAGGCGCGATTCCAACACCAGCATTATTGTCAACCACTACTGTTTGACCAGGACAACTTACGCTAAACCACCAAGCTGTATTACCTAGTGGTGCTGAAACTTGCATATTAGCTGTACCTGTTGAGGCATTTTTATTAAAACTTACGGCTCCTCTACCACCACTTTGAGCGTTGTAACTACCACTACCGCTATTTGGATAAGGACCTCCAGTGTGTGTTGTTATTTCTAAACTAGAATTACCTGTTGACGTACGAAGTTGGTTTAAATAACTTTGACTACCAACCCAACCATCATAGTTACCACTTGTACTACCGCTTGTAAATGTTTTACCGTCCCATGTAAATACAAATTTATCTGGTATACTAAAAGATTGATATTCAATTATAACAGTTCCTTGTGCGCTACCTAAGTTTATAGGATAATTAAATGTTCCTTGATCACCCTCATAATAAGCTATATTACAACCTGGCGCTGCAAAGTCATGATCGTAGCCGTAAAATTCAGACATAGCATAACTAGCTTCGTTGTTAGGATGTGAAGGGCTAATAGCGTTTGTTGGATCAGCTACAAAAGAGTTACCATTAGCATTACCACCAATAGTTATATCTTTTAAACTTAACACATCATCATAGTCAACATCAGTGTAGTCATCTATGTCTTTTTCTGCTGCTAAACCACCTAAACTTATACTACCACTTGAAGGAACTGCCATATTACCAAGGTTTTTCTAGACCTACATCCATAGGTACTTTCATGTTATCAATAAATTCACTTAACCACTTTTTTCCATTTTCATACATAGCGTGTGATTCTACCCAAGCTATTACATCTGATTCTTTTAAGTTATCAAACTCTATAAAATCATCAGCGTTATAATCTATAGATATATCACCATACCAATTATGAGTGTATTCACCATCTACACATACTATCTGAAAATTAACAGCTGTAATAACATTTGTTTTATTATCATAAGATGGCGCACCTCTTAAACTTTCTATAGTTGTTGTATATACTTTAGCCATTGTTTATTTGTTTTTTAAGTTGTTCAATTTCTTGTTTTAATTCTTTTATAGCTTCAACTAGTACAGGTACTATACCCTTATCTCTAAGTGATAATTTACCATTATCATTTTCTCTCACAAGCTCTGGCAATACCTCTTGTACATCTTGAGCAATAAATCCTATATCTTCTTTTATATCTAATATACTATCAGACTCTTTCCAATCAAATGTAACACCTTGTAGTTTTTCTACTTTATCTAAAGCTGATTTAATAGGTTTTATATTTTCTTTTAATCTTTTATCTGACGGAGATCCAAAAGCTACAACATCGTTAGCTACGGTTAATAAACCTGCCGAACTTATACTAGCTCTTGCGCTACCGTTATTAAACTCCCACGTGGCACTTGAGTTAGCGTGTCCAAAATAAGTTTTATTACTATATGATATTACTTGAGTTCTTAAAGTAGTTCCAGCATAAAAAGCTAACAAAGGATAATCTGAAGCGGTTATGTTAAGTGATTTAACACCAGTGCCTCCATAAACGTTTGTTCCACCTATACCAACATGACCCGAACCATCTACTATAATATCTGGATAACTTGCTGTGTTAAAGTCTCTGGAGATAGCAATTGGTACGGATGATGCGTTTGAACCAAGACATGCATAACCTCCACTTGCTCCAATTAAAGTATTACCACCCTGAAATCTAGTTGAAGAATATACATTACCATTTATTTCTAAAGGATAACTAGAATTATTAACACCAATACCAACATAGCCATTACCAGTACTATTTATACTTAAAGCAGCTGTTGTTCCAGAATGTTTTGCTATAGTAAAGTTTGACCCAGTGCCAAAAACAGCTTTACCTAATCTCCAATCTGTTCCACTTGTAGCTCCAATATAAAAATAACTACTAGTTGCACCAGATTCTGTATTTACAAATCTTGCTATTTCGTGAGCAGTATTTGCTCCTTGTCCATTTGTATCAATAATTAACCGACCATCAGTAGAGCTTGTTCTATAAAAACCTGCATGTTGTAAGTTTATAGCTGTTATATTTGTTGTTGGTTGATTGTCAGTAGCTCCAGTACCACCGCCATGAGATACTAATGTTGGCATATAGTCTGTAGAGGTGTCAGCACCTATAGGTTCTATTTTAATAACATCTACGGGTTCTCTATTGTTTCTTTTTAATCTAAATATTATTTCACCATTATTCCATGGACCAGTTGCATTATTACTTATACTATCTCTATAATACCAATCTACATCTTGTGTTTGACCACCATAACCATGAGTATGACCTGCTCTAAACAAACTAAAAACCTCAGTAGTATTCATACCAGCAGTAGTATGATGATTAGCGTTATTACATCTTACTAAATATTCTGAATATGTAGATCCAGTAGCATGCTTACCACTTGTAAATATTTTTACTTTAAAACTTGATGCTAAACCTTGGTTACTGTAACTAGCGGGGTTTTTAATAGTATACCATTGGTAGTACGCCGTGTTTGTAGGCGATGCAGAATCTGTTCTTGCTGAGTGTAAATATTTTGTTAAAAAATGACTACCGTTTTGCATAAAAAAGCCTTTTTTCTCACCAACTTTTAATACTGCCCAACCGTCATTTGTTGCATTACTATCTTCACCTAAAGAAAAAGTAGCGTTACCGTTTGCTCTTACAAAACTTAAGTTTTCATCGTAGGAACTTACAAAACCACCATCTACAACTAGATTTTTATTAAAATAAAAACTAGGTCTATCTGTTTGAAAATGTGCATAACTAGTGTTATTAGAGCCAAACTGCAAATAACCATGAGATGATTGAAGCTGTAGTAGCTGACCACTACCTGTTGCTGCTAACGTAGGGTATAAATCATGCCCTGTACCCGCGAATTCTATTTGTTCAAATCTTAATGCCATATCTTTATATTAATCTTCTGAATTTAAATCTAAATATTTTACCACCGTGAGAATCATCTAATGCTGCTGAATAACTTATATTATGTTTTACTTGTAGCATTAGGGTTCCACTCGCGTGCCTTTGTGTTCTAAACTGCACACTTCCAGCGTTAGGAGCGTGACCAGCTCTATGGACAACTATTTCATCTACATTACCACTATTAGTACTTTGCCCATACCAACTCATCATAGCTGAATAATACTCATAATAATGTCCACCACCAACACCAAAATCACTTACATAAACTTGCATAGCGTACGTACCAGTACTCATATCTGAACCATCAATACCAGTATCAGTCCACGTGTCTGCAACTAACTGGAATGTCATTGGGAAATATGCATACTGATCAACATCAGCACCCTCTGTCATTGATAATCCTTTATGAGTAACGTTTTCTTTAATCACCACGTTACCATGAGTATCTACATGCAACTGATCTACACCATCTTTTTGTATAATAAAATTATTAGCTCCGGTACCTTCAAATGTTCTATTTAATCTAAAATTATGTGTACCATTAGTATCTGAATCATTATCTGCTGTTAAAACAGTTTCTTGATCAGTTTGTTCTATCATCAATCTTTCACTAGCGTTTCTACCGATGTTAACAGTTTGACTAGATCCACTTGAATACATGCTAACAGTTCCACCAGCAGTTATATTTAAAACTTCATTCATTGAAGTACTACTAGCGTTGTCAGCTAGTTTTAATGAAAAACTACCAAATCCATGAGCAGAACTACCACCATCTGTGTTTGGTCCAGGTGTTACTAAATTTAATTGCATATAGTTTTTACCTAAACCACCATAATCATCAACAGTTCTAGTACTGTGCAGTGATATAAGGTTATAAGTAGAGTTTGAAACTATATTTTTAGCTGACCTTATTATACCACTAGTTGTGTTGTCGCCTGAAAAAATTCCTGAGCTTCCTGTGTAGTTTCCTCCTGTTATTGCTCCTGATGCTGTTATAGTGGTAGCACCAGTTATAGCACCAGTATTATTTATACCACCGCTACCAAGAGATAATGATTGATATGGTACTGTTGTTACAACGCTATAACCGCTACTAAAATCGCCATCAGCCCATGTCCAACCTTTTGCGTAAGCTCCTACTTCATAATTTGAACTATGTAAACTTTTTACATACATTTTTGGCCAATAACCTGGGGATTCCAGTAATATCTCTAAATTATCAGTTGTATTATTTTTTGCTATTTTAACAACTGGAGACCAACCACCGTTTGATATTACACAATGGTTGTAAGGTGTGTTAGCTGGATATATATGCCAACATATTTGTAAGCTTACTGGTTTTCTAGAACCATATCTAAATCCTTCAACTGTAACAGTAAAATCTGCACCACCTAAGTTAAATGGTATATTCGTTGCAATTCTAAAATAACTAGGTGTACCACCAGTTGATAAATCTAATACACCAGTAGCATATCTACCATCTGCGCCACTACTATTGTTGTTACTATTTTGGTTACCAGCTGTTATAATCTCATGAGCTTTTACTACATCGCCTCCAAAAGTTGCACCTCCATCTGCATTAAAGCTACCATCATCTAAATCTATAAAAGCTAATTCATCAATACCTGCGTGATTAGTTCCAAAGTTTCCATTAGCTTTACCAAAGGATATTCTTCTATTACTTTGATTTGGACCGTATATCATTGTTGCCCACTCACCACTAGCTGCGTTATTATTCCACAATGTCATACCGTAAGAAGTGCTACCTCCGTCGGTATAAACAAAAAAGCTATCGGCATTGGTATTACCTACGTTGTTGTTTAATTTAACTTGTGTTGCTGTAACTCCACTTGAAAAAGTTCCTGTTCCACCAACAGTAACACCCCCTGCAAAAGTTGCTGAATTAGCTCCGTTTCCACCTGTTTGTTGCCCGCCGTTCATTTGAAGTAATACAGTGCCACTTGTGTCTATAAATTTAAAACCTTCATTAGCGTGACCTCCAAATTCAAGCCAATAAGCGTTAGTTCTTATAAACTTGTTTTCGTCAGCATTGTCTGTTGTTTTAAATATTAATTTATTAGTAGTACCACCAGTACCGCTTTCTAGCTTTAAATTTCCTCCACTTACTTGGAATAATTCAGTATCAAATCTTGTTTGCTTGTTATTTACAATATAAACTTTACCATTAGTGTGATTAACAGTAGCTATATTTCTACCATTCCAAGCCATAGCAACGTTGTCTGGAGGTATTGATGTTGTTAATGTAGCTGCTAAAGTAGCGT